TCGCCCGCCTGCGCGCTGCCGGTCTTGGTGACGCGGCGCGGATCGCTGTCGAGCACGAGGCCGAGGCCATCGAGCTTGGCGTTGGTCGCAGCGATCTCGGCCAGCACCGCATCCGGGTTATGGCCCTGCCGCGCAATGGCCTGCGCCAGCGTCATCGTGCCGGTCCGGATCGCCAGCAGGTCGGCCATCGCATCCTTGTAGGGATCAACGGCGTCGAACTTCGGCGGCGACCATTCCACCGGCACGTCCGGCGTCGGGATCTGGCCCGCCGCCCATGCGGCCTCGGTGAACCAGCGCCAGACCGGCCGCTGGACCCGCCGATCCCGCGCGCTGGTCGCCGATGCCTGGGAGCAAGTCGAGGTGCCATTGGCCGAGGATCTGGAAAGCTACGATGTGCAGATCCTCGACGGGACGACCGTGACGCGGACGCTGACCAGCGGCACGACCTCCGTCCTCTACACCGCCGCCCAGCAGACCGCCGATTGGGGTGCGCTGCTCGGGCCTGGCCAGACGCTGGCGCTCCGCATCTTCCAGCTTTCGAACCGCCTCGGCCGCGGCACGCCTGCCGCGGTCACGATGCAATTCTGATCCCAACCCACGGGAACACCCATGTCCGACACCACGACCCATCTGGGCCTGCCCTATCTCCTTGCCGCCCAAGCGCAGAAGCATGTCACCCACAACGAGGCCCTGCGCCTGCTCGATGCCATGGTGCAGCTCTCGGTCCTCGACCGCACGCGCACCGCGCCGCCCGCCAGCCCGGCCGACGGCAACCGGCATCTGGTGGCCTCCGGCGCGACTGGCCTCTGGGCGGGGTGGGACCTGAACATCGCCTTCTGGATCGACGGCGCATGGATCCGGCTGGTGCCGCGCACCGGCTGGCTGGTCTGGGTTGCGGCCGAGGGGCTGTTCCTTGTCTGGACCGGTGCAGCCTGGGACGTGGTGGGCGAGCCGCGCGACGTCTCAGACGCAGTGTTCAGCCTGGTGAACGATGCGGACCCGACGAAGAAGGCCACTTTCTCGCTGGCAGGGATCAGCGCCGGAACCACCCGCAGCTTCACCCTGCCGAACACCTCCTCGGAACTGGCGATCCTCGCGGGAACGCAAACCTTCACCGGCAACAAGACCTTCTCCGGCACGCTGACAGCATCCGGAACCGTAACGGTGTCGGCCGCCAGCGCCTCGATCGGCAC